GAAATCGAGTAAATTGATTATGGTACCTCGGGGACACTTAAAGTCGAGTATTTTCACTATAGGATGGAGTATCCAGCAGATATTGAGGAACCCGAATATAAGGATATTGATTAGTAATACGAAATGGGGAAATGCGAAGAACTTTTTGCACCAGATAAAATCGTTTTTGACTGATTTTAGTAGATTACCTGAGTTGTTTGGGAAGTTCAAAGATGACAAGAGGTACGGTGGTGGGTGGAACAGGGAGAACGTTATTGTTGCCCAGCGTAACGAGACGAAGCCTGAGCCTACGTTACAGACCTCTGGGGTGGAATCAGAGCAGACTTCGCAGCATTATGATGTTATCATACATGATGATATAGTTGCTAGAGACAACATAAATACGAAGGAGAGTCGGGAGAAGGTAAAGAACTATTATAGGGATTCGATGTCGTTATTAGAGCCGTCGGGTCTGTGTGTTGTTATAGGCACGCCGTGGCACGATGATGATTTGTACGTTGATTTAAGGAAGGACGTGGATTTTGACGTATTTGCGGTAAAAGCGTATGAGAAATGGGTGGACACTAAGGGGAAGGAGCATATTGACTTAGTATTCCCGAAGAAGTTCACATACCCGATTTTGATGAAGAAGAAGAAAGATATAGGCCCTTATTTGTTCTCAGCACAATATATGCTTAATCCGTACCCTGACGAGGCCCAGGAGTTCAAGAAGAGCTGGTTGCAGTATTACGACGAGTTGCCTGCGGGCGACTATTATATCACGACTACGTTAGACCCGAGTTTAGGCAAGAAGACAAGTGATTGGGCGGGGATAACGACCTCTGCGATAGACGTTATGGGGAATGTGTACGTGTTGGAAGCTCGACGGTTTAAGAGGATGGTTGAGTTGATCCCTGAAGAGTGTCTGAAGACTGTGGCTAAGTTCAAGAGCAACGTGTTTGGGTTAGAGTCGTTTGGTTTTCAGCAGACGTTGGAGCGGCCTATCCGTAGGAAGTTGGAGGAGAACAAGTTAGGGACTATGGTTAATCTGTTGCCGTATAAGTCAATGGACAAAGCCACGAGGATACAGGGGTTGATCCCGAAATTCAGTTCAGGCGAGATATTTATAAAGCGGAACATGGCAGATTTGGAAGATGAGCTGTTGAAGTTCAATCCTACACGTAAACATGCTACTGATGACATAATTGACAGTTTGGCATGGCATGTGTTGTATTGGGACAGGAAGCCGGACAAGAAGGATATGCGACGCATTGAGCCAGGTACTTTTGGATGGTTGATGAAACAGAACAAGTTGCTGGGGCAGAAGAACGACGTATTCTGGGATTTTCGTGGTACTAAAACTCAGTGGGTGAGGTAATCATGGCTAAAAGAATGATGAAAAATTTCGAGTTATGGAAGAAGCGGGTAGAGTTTAGTGAGGAGAACTTCATACATTCGTCACGACATCATGGCTGGCACAGGTTTGTAGACTATTTCAACGGCATTTATAGACCGCATATTGGGGTAGACATCCCTGTGACGAAGATCAACAAAGTCTACAGTTTTGTACAGACAGCCAAGGCTTCGTTGTATTTTCGAGACCCGAAGATAACGGTAAATGCGGAACGACCTGATGCGATATTAGCAGCGATTTTGAAAGAAGAGATAATAAATTATACGTGGCGGAAGAAGAAGATTAAGAGGCAGACAAAAAAGTGTATTGGTGAAGCAAAGACAGTAGGTTTTTCGTACATGAAAGTAGGTTTTGACGCTGACTTTAGTGTTAACGAGATAGCTGGTGAAGTTCAGGAGACCGTGACGAGGGAAGACGTATGGGCGATCCATATTCCGTATGAGAACATTTTGTACGATTTTGCTTCCAGGGAACCGCTGCACGATTCAAGATGGGTTATTCACTGGTTCTTGAAACCGACTAATTATCTGAAAGAGCGGTACAATCGGGATGATATAAAAGCGACTTCGTTTGTGAACAGACATTTTCATGGCAAACGCAGACACCAGTCATTCCACTCGAAGTTACAGGCGACAGACTCAGAGATGACGAAAGTATACGAGATTTGGGATAAAGATAGTAGGGGCAGGTACTTGATGTGTGACGGGTGTGAGGGTTGGTTAGAACAACCTATTATTGCCAAAGATAAAGAGTTTATTGGCCCGTTGAAGATGGAAGGGTTTCCTATAGTAATGTTGAGGTATACAGACTTGATAGGAGACACGTTTGACAACTATCCTATAGGCGAAGTTGAGGCTATGGAAGAACAGATACTTGAGAAGATCAAGATACGCTCAATGATGACGAACCATATTAAGCGGTTCAGCCGTCAGGTTGTTGTACAGAAAGGGCTTTTTGATGAAGCTGCTATCGATCAGTATACGAAAGGTCAAGATGGTGAGGTTATAGAAGTCAACGAACCGCCTGCTGACAAGATATGGAGTCCTTCGTACCCGAACTTGCAGACAGACATTTATGCGATAGAGAACCGTAACGATGTGGATATGGATGAGATCAGCGGTCAGCCTGCGTTTGAACGTGGTGGACAGACGCAGACTAAAAGCAGGACTTTAGGTGAGTTGAAACAGATAGGAGCGGGTTCTCAGAACCGACAGAACGAGCAGAAAGATATTACTGAAGATTTCTGTGAAGAGATAGCCACTAAACTGTTACAGATAATGAAAGACAAGTTTGATATGAAGAAGACCGTGAGAATTACGGGTCGTCAGCCTCAGCAGATCATGGAGATACTGAAAGCCAAGAATTTGGGGAAAGGTGGGTTCATCACGTTCAGCAAAGAAGATATTATCGGGGAAGAAGACGTTAGCGTGAAGATGGGGTCGTCAATTCCGTTGAATACTGAGGGTATGTTAGCTGCGTTGACAGAGATACTGAGGTTTGGGCATGCGATTGGTTTAGCACCTGGAACAGTCGCTAGTGCGGCGGTAGGAAGCAACATATTGCGAATGTTGGGGATAGAAGAGATTGAGCAGGCGTACCAGAAGGATGTAGAGAGGTTATTAGCCCCTAAGAAGCCGTCACCGAAGGAAGTAGCGGACTTAAACAAGTCGAAAGCAGGTACGGAGAACACTGTAGTGGATACAGAGCTAAAAAAGAACCGTATCCAGAAAGGTCAGTTGGATTTAGTTGGTAAAATGGTAGGAAATCGGCAAGATCTGGAGAATTTACAGAATCCCAAGGAGCCAGCGAAGAAATGATCTGTTCCTGCGGTAACGAGAACGCTACACAGTGGAGGAAAGTCTATGATGCGGAAGGAAATAGTCTTGAATGTTGTGAAACCTGCGGGCAGGTCAGGACTCCGGCGATACCCGATGTGTACTTCAAAGAACCGTACCATGACGAGCATCTTGCCGATAAACTTCATCCACACGGTCAGTACGTCGAATCAAGGCGGCACAAGGCTCGTTTACTCAAGGAATTAGGGTTGAGAGAGGCAGGAGGTGACAAGAACCCGATTCTAGGCAAAGTAGCCCCTTTTATAAGCGATGTAGGTCGTAGAAGGAAGCACTTTAAAGAAAATTTTGGAGGATAAATGGCTGATAATCCGTTGGAAGTCTTGGAGATGTTGCGAAAACGAAGACAACAGTTGCAACCTCAGATGCCTAATATAAATATCAATATAAATTTACATGATCCTATAAAGGGTGATGAAAGAGAAACGGTGATACCTTCACCGTCAGCCTAGGAGGCAATTATGTTAGACGAAAAAACAGAGAGTACCGACAATCAAGGTGATTCCGCAACCGAGGAGACTACTGCTACCGAAACCCAAGAGGTCAAGGAAACAGAGGAAACCAAGGAAGGAGCAACCACTGAGACCGAGAAACCTGAATTCGAAGACAAGAACATGCAGTCGAAGTTCACGCAGAGGATGCAAGAGTTGTCGGAGAAAGAAAAGACGTATGCTAGTGGAACACAGAAAGCACAAGCATTTGAGCAGTTAAGGAATGATCCTGAGGCATGGAAGATGATTGTTGATTTATATAATCAGCGGTCAGGTAAGTCGCAGAAGGATGAGCCTATCACGCAAGACGATTTGGACAATGCAACAACTGATCCAAAGTCTTTTGAAACTCTTGTTGATAAGCGAGCAAGGGCATTGTTAACACCAATGCAGCAGAAAGTATTGCAGTTAGAAGAACGAGATCGGCAAAGGTCGCAGTTACAGGACATTGACGATTTTGCAAACGCTAAAGACGATAAAGGCAACTTGCGTCATCCTAATTTTTGGGATGAAGGTGTACAGACCAAGATAAAAGCTAATCTTCAAGCGTTGAAAGGTTCGCAGTATTCTGGACTGCAACAGGTAGAAATAGCACATACAATGGCAACACGAGGAACCTTAGAAAAGAACGCAATCGACAAAGCACATTCAATCGTAAATCAGAAGAAAGCTGCGGTTGGAGAGAAGGGAACAAGAGTACCGTCTATCCCTAACATGAAGGGTAAATCTATGTTAGAGAGAGCAACAATTCTAGCAAAAGAAATAGGGATGGATGTACCTTAAAATCTAAGGAGGACAAAATAAGATGGCACAGAAATTTTTCACTTACGGGCCAGATAATGTAAACACGCTACTGACTACGACTCAATCATCGTATGCTACAACGGATTTGGTTGACCAGTTTTTCAACCAGACTCCGTTCTGGAAAAAGATGCGTGAGAACGCAAGGATGATGGATGGAGGAGCAAGTATACTTGTTCAGCTGTTGACAGACCAGAACAGTACGACTACTGCGTATGACGGGTATGATACACTTGATACCACTGCACAGGAAGGGATGACTTCTGCACAGGCAAAATGGAAGAATTATGCGACTTCGATCTCTATTTCAGGGTCAGAGGAACGGCAGAATTCAGGACAGGGTAAACTCATTAGTTTGCTTGAAGCAAAGAATCGGCAGGGATTACTCAGCCAGAAACGTAAGTTAACAGCTGATCTTTTTGCTGCTTCAGTAGGTTCAAAGAACCTTGAATCGCTTGTGACCATGATAGACGCAACTTCGACGATTCAGGAGATCAACAGTACGACTTCAAGTTTCTGGCAGTCAACTGCTACTACTGGCGGTTCGTTTGCCGCACAGGGACTGTCGGACATGCGTACTAACTGGACAACCATTCAGAAGATTACTCCTGAAGGTGATATTGACGTAATCTTGACCACAGATACTGTGTTTAACTTCTACGAAGGGTCACTGACCCCTCAGACGAGATATACGCAGGGTGGGAACTTTGATGGTGCTCCTACGGGCTTGAAGTTCAAGACTGCGAACGTGTTCTTCGATTCTCAGTGTAACTCAGGTGTGATGTACATGTTCCCGTCAGCGAACCTGTTTTTGGTAATCAATTCCAATGCAGATTTCATGACCACGCCTTTTGTGAAACCGAGCAATCAGGATGCGAGAGTAAGCCAGCTTATCACGATGGTACAGCTTGTGACCAATGCAAGACGGAAGCTGACGAAAATCGCAAGCATTACTGCGTAGGAGGTTAAAATGGCAGCAAAAACACCAGACTCAATAACTCGTGAAAGCTGTGGGGATTTAATCAAGTTCACCGCAGTATTTACCACGAATGATATAGACGATAATGACACGTGGGCATCAGGAATCCGTAGTGCGATTGATTGGGATGTACATACGTCAATAGACGGCCCCCAAGATTGCACTATAGACGACTATGATAATGAGACAGGAATATTCACTTTTGCTTCAGCATCAAGTCAGACAGCACGGGTTTGTGTATGGGCGAAAGGTAGTTACTAGGAGGGTATATGGCAACATTACGAACACCAACATTATCGGTACACAATATCGGAAGTCTCAAGAAGGTTATTGCGACATTCGCAGATATTGATGACAATGATACAGTGGTGTATCCCAAAAGCGGACAATCTTGGGATGTTCATCATTCGATTGATGGCCCTCAAGATACGTCTGTAGACAACTACGCACGTGGCACGGGTACAATGACGTTCAGTTCAGATGCAAACAAAACTGGTCGACTGAACACATTTTGCAAAGACTACTAAGGAGGTTACTATGCCAGAAAAGACACCAGACAATGTGACTGTTGAAAGTGCAGGTAGCCTTCGCATGGTTATTGCGACTTATGAGACAGCGAACATTGATGATGACGACTTCTGGACTTCAGGGATAAAATCTGCGACAGACTGGGATTTTGAACCTTCCACTGAAGGCCCACAAGACGTTACTGTAGACGCTTATGATAAATCAAACGGTAGATTTACCTTTGCTAGTGCTGCTAATCAGACAGGTAGATTTGTCGTGTGGTGTAAAGCATATTAGAGGCAACTGTTTAGGAGAAAAAATAAACTTAGGAGGATGTAAATGTTACTTAAACAGTTAAACAGAGATGATGCGGAGAAAATATTTGTAAGCGTACAGAACACTTCAGGAGTGACCGTTTCAGTTGGTCAGTTTGTCTGCTATGACTGGCAGAACAACGCTTCTGTAGGAGTTGCTGCGACTAAGCCTGTGACCAGTAATTTAGGTCTGTTTTGCGGTGTAAACGTAGGACAGGGTGGACAGAGTGGCGATTATAAAGACCTTGGCACAGATTCGTTTGGATTGATTCAATGCTGGGGGATTATGAACTCTGTAGCGTACCATGTCGGTGCGGCTTCGCTGTCAGCAGCGGGTATGTATCTTGTACCCACGACTGCTCAGTGGTCGGGCCAGACAGGTGCGTTGGATGTCGTAGCGGCTTCAGCACTGTTATATACGAGGGGAGCTTTCCTGCTTACCAACGATATTTCAGGGCCAGGCTATGCAAAGGCATTTGTACGAGCGATATAACTTTTTGGGGGGAAGGGGTAAAACTCTTCCCCTTAATCTGTGAGGCAAAATGAGCATAATAAAAGACGCAGTATTCAGATGTCAAAGCTGTGGGAGGCTAACGGGGTCATGGGAAATAGTAAGTGGGAAGAAGTGTGCAGGCCACAAACTCAGACTGACGGACAGGGTATCATTTATAGAGGGCGTAACGATCCTCGTATCGTGGCTCAAGCACAAGAGTTTGCAAAAGAGTGGAAAGACAAAACAAAAGTAATTATATGTGAGCCGACAATAGGAAACATTAATTATTTGTGCCACGAAGCAACGGTAGATTTTGTAAAACATTGTAAAGAGTATGAACAGCGGTCAGAATACAAGTTTTTCAAAACGACATTAGGAAGACTTATGATTGCTTATGCAAGAGAGAAGTTTGCAGAATTTGCGGTAGATGGCGGGTTTGACTACATAATCTTCATGGATGATGACCATATTGTTCCGTCAGACTTATTTGAACGATTGCAGTCACATCTTGATAAATACGATATTGTAGCCCCTTTGTGTTTACAGAGATCACCGCCACACAACCCAGTGATATATAAGGAAGGAGAAAGAATAATACAAGGGATAAAGTATAGAGAGAACAATTTTCATACTAAGTGGCACAAAGGTGATCTAGTGACAGATGCTGATGCAATAGGATTCGGATTTGCGATAATCAAGGTAGACTTGTTCAAACGAGTTCCTAAACCTTGGTTTTTCTTTATGGACCCAGTAGGTGAAGATATAGCGTTCTGTATGAAAGCAAAGCCTCATGGATGCAAAATACTGGTAGACACAAGTGTAGAATCACCACATTTGGGCGATCCACCAATTATAACATGGAGTGATTATGAACGAGAAAAAGACCGCGATTGACGTAGTAATGCCGACATGGGAAAATGAACGTATGGCTACGGTAGCGAAACAGACTATCACGCAGAATACGTCGTTACCGATTAGGTTCTACAAAGACGAGCAGAAGGTCACGAATAAAGGGTGGATGTGGTACTGCAACGAGGGATTGAAAGAGTCGTTGGACAACTATGATTCTGAGTATGTTCTTTTGACGAATGACGATATACAGGTAGGCCCCATGACTGATTGGGCTATACAGATGACGATGATTATGGACAAGTTCAAAGATATAGGAGCTGTAGGCCCGTTGACGAACAGAGCATGTGGGTGGTCGGTGCTTAATGAGCAGAACTGTTTAAAAGGCAATATAGACTTCTTCAAAGTACCGTACATAAGTTTTTTCTTCATTCTGTTGAGGAAAGAGGCTATTAAGAAAGTAGGGTACTTGGATGAGAACTTGCCTGGTGGTGACGATTTAGACTTGTCGTTCAGACTGATAGACGCAGGGTATTCGGTAGCGATAACTCCGAAGGTGTATGTGAACCATCTGTATGCTCAGACAGGTAAACGAATATATGGTAGCTATTGGGACAGTCCTGTAATGTCGGAGAAAATACATAAAGCCTTATGTGACAAGCACGGATTTAAACGAGTGATTTGTGCGTTCACAGGCTACGAGGAGAAGAAAGATGAGAAAACTGATAGTGGTAGCATGTCTGTTGATAGCGACAGGAGTATGGGCGAAAAACAAAAGGTCTGATTATACTGCGGTAGAAGAGCCTGTAGGTGTAGCACTTTCTAATGATGCGTGGACAGCAATACCAGTGGTAAATAATCGAAGAATAGCAGTTAAACTAGATTTACCTGCGGGTGAGACAGATTATGTATCGCTTCTTTGGTCGCCAGACTCAAGCTCTCCTTCAGCAGGAACGACTCTTGGTGACAAGTATATTGAAGCAAACCCGCCTTGGATATTGCCGATAAACAAGAATGTGTATTTATACGGTCTAGCTTCAGGCGATGGTGCTGTGACTATCAATGCACAGGACTTATTGGGGGAATACTAATGAATAAAATAATTGGAGGGATTGCGATATTCTTTTGTTTAGCTTTTGCGTTTCATGGAATAAAAACAATACATGCGGTACAAAATGCGTCTATAGCAGCAGGAAATGTACTTGATGACGGGGATGGCACATATTCATTTGATGGTGCAGTGACTATGGATAGCACTCTTGATGTTGCTGGTGATGTAACAGTAGTAGATGAAGTAACTACTACGGGGACTATACCAAGACATTATTCTTTGGCAGATGCAGGCGAAACTCCACGATTAACATTAGGACAAGGTGCTGTAGATGGGTCAGCGAATAATAATTTTGGTGAACTGATTATTGATGGTGATGGTGCAAGTGGCGGTGGTACAGATGATGTTGTGTTACGGACATACTATGCTTCTGCGTATCATACAATAGTTTCAAATCCTATCGGTGAAGAAGGATTGGTTTTTGGTGGGTATGCACAATTAAAATCTACGACAACTGCGGGTATGGAAGGAACAACTCCGACAGCTATTGGTCAAGCATATATATTAAGTACAGGGCTAGGTATTTTTGTATCTTCGGGAATTAATCAAGGTGAATTTGGATATATTGCATTAGGAAATATGCCTGCACCGTAATAGGAGGGACTATGAAAATCATAGATTTTTTTTTTACGAAGCTTTTGAGCAAGAAATTCATAGCATTTCTCGCAGCATGTTGGTTCTTTAAATTAGGCATTTTGAATCAGCAAGGATGGCTCATAATCACAGGAGTATATGTAGGGCTTGAAACAAGCTTGAATATAGCAGAGAAGTTAAAGGGGAAAGGATGAATTTCAGACACGACATGATTTTGATAGGGACAGTAATTCTGCTGACAGCGATTGCGTTTTTTCTATCAGGGTGTGCAAGTCCAAAGGTTCACATGGTATATGTAGGATATGGTGAAAAGGCGGTGATATTTGTTCCGAGCAAGACTAAAGGCAAGTGGGTTAATTTTGAGGTGGAAGCACCTGACTATGAGGAGGTTGAATGAAGGTCTTAATTACGTTTGATGACAGGGTACGACAAGATTCAACGGCCATTTACTTTTATCACGCATTTTGCAAGATAGCAGATGTCGTGAGGGCGTACAACGAGGAGCTGCCTTCGATTGATGGCAGTAACTTTGATTTATGTATCAAGATTGACGATGGGTTATTGAGCCACAGATTTCCGAAGAAGTTCAGTGAAGTAACCAAGACTGCGTATTACTGCATAGACTCACATCTTGATTTGAAGAACAGGATGGAGTTAGCTGAAGAAGGGAATATTGAGTACATCTTTACTGCTCAGAAACCAGCAAGTCAGCAGAAATGGCATACAGACAAAGTAAAATGGGTTCCTTTGGGCTGTGATCCGAACTTCCACATGGTCAAAGGCAAACGCACGAAATTGTACGATGTGGGGTTTGTAGGTAACGTCAATCCTCACTGGCAGATGTGTAGATTGGAGAGGTTAGATAAGTTGTTTAAAGCGTTCCCAAACTATTACTTCGGGGCAGTTTTCTTCAAAGATATGGCAGAGAAGTTTTCTGAATGCAAGATAGTGTTTAATTCTTCTGTTTTGGATGATATAAACATGCGGCATTTCGAGTCTATGGCATCAGGCAGTATGCTTTTGACAAACAAGCTGAACTGGCAGGGGATGTTTACACCTGACAAACATTTTGTTGAGTATGATGGTGATGAGGATATGATACGGAAAGCAAAGTATTATATTGACCATGAGGTTGAAAGAGAACGAATTGCTAATCACGGACAGATGGAAGTATTATCGAAACATAAGTATATTGACAGAGTTGAGGAGATAATAAAAACATGCTTCACACGGAAATAATACAGAAGATCATAGATAAGAAAGGGTACAAGTCGTATCTTGAGATAGGGCTTGATAGGGGTCTTAATTGGTCACAGATACAATGTGCTCGGAAACTCGGCTGTGATCCTATGGTACTTATCCCTGCGATGAAGTATGGGGAAACCGTGAGGTACAAGAACCAGATTATCCACATGAAAACAAGCGATGATTTTTTCTACTATTTCGGGTATGGTCAACCGATAGACCTTGTATTCATAGATGGAGAACACACGTTTGAACAATCGTTGAAAGATTTCAACAATGCACAGAAAGTTTTGAGTGATAACGGGTTGATTATAATGCACGATACCATGCCTACATCAGAGATGGAGTCTATGATATATCAGGACTTTCTAACAAAATATCGTGACTATCAAGGTGCATGGATGGGTGATGTCTGGAAAACAGTCTATTTCCTGAAACAGCGTAAGAACAACGAATATTTTACGTTAGATATTCCGTGTGGATTTTCTGTATTTAAGAAGAACAAGGGTGATGCACAGAAACCAGAATGTGATATAAGCAAACTAGCGTTCAAGTTTTTTGAGGAGAACAAGAAAGATGTCTTGAACTTGAAACCGATGCCGTATTTAGGAGAGTTTTTAAATGCCCGTTAAGACACTGTTTTTATCAGCTCCTTGGTACAACGAGAATGAATATATGATTAAATGTGGGTCTCGCTGGCCTTGGATAGTAAAAGCACCGAAACCACCGCCTGAGACGAGAGGGTTGTATAACCCGTTTCCGTTCTTCATGATGTACGCAGCAGCGTATCTTTCGGTATCGAGGGTTGCGGATGTGTTCGTATACGACGCAGGTGCGAGGAATCATACCTATAAGATGTTCTATGACGTAGTAGGCGAGGTTGATCCTGAGATAGTTATTATGGAAGTCACGACTCCTTCTATTGGGAAAGACTTGGATATAGCAAGAGAGTTGAAGAAGAAGGGGATAGAGATAGCGTTATCAGGCACACATGCGAGTGTGTTTGCGGATGAACTGATAAAGTTGCCATATATAGACTATATCTTGAAAGGTGAGTACGAGGTATCGAGCTACGAGATGTGTCTGATGAGAACAAAGAAGGTTTACGAGTCGCACAGGATAGAACATTTGGACTCTTTGCCATCACCGTATCTTACGACTGACGATAGTATCTACTTATATACAGACACTTTCGGGTTCAACTTCTCTATGCCACAGTTACAGGTATGGACAAGCCGAGGATGTCCTTCAAGATGCAGTTTTTGTAGTTGGAACCACACAATGACGAACCACAATTATCGGCAGAGATCAGTGAAGTCTATTGGTAAAGAGTTGACTGCATCTATACGAAAATGGAAGTTTAAGAGTGTTTTGTTTGACGACGACACGTTCAACGTGGGTGACAAGAGAGTGCAGGAGATGTGTGATTTCATGGACAAAGTAGATATTAACTGGCAGGCGATGGTCAAGATAGACGCATGTTCTAAACACGCTTTTGGCATAATGCGTCATTCGGGATGTGACGGGTTAAAGATAGGCATAGAGACGTTTTCTCAGAGGGGACTAGATGCACTCAACAAAGGTGGAAATGCTGATCGTAATTTTGAAACTTGCGATTATTTACTTGATTTAGGATATAACGTCTTTTTGTCGTGTATAGGCAACATACCAGGCGAGACGGATGAGGATAGAGATATAACGAAGAAGAAACTGTCATATCTGTGTAGCAGGGGTGCGAAGTATCAGTACCCTAATTTAATGTCATTACCAGGGACAAAACTGTATGATTCGGGAACATTACCCAAGAAAGAAACATGGAAAGAATACGGACATTACTAAAAGGAAGATACTTCTAATATCTCCGTTTTCGGCAGGATTAGACGATCCTATCGCATATCCACCACTCGGGCTTTTGTACCTGGCTTCAAATATGAATACGAAGTTTATTCCTGATATACTGATAATGGAGAGCGAGACCTTCGTTCAGTACGATTACGAGGTCTACGGAATAAGCGTACATTCTGTAGGTGTAGTCAAATTTGTATCTAATTTGATAGCTGAAATCCACAAGAAGAACCCTAAAGCCACGTTTATAGTAGGGGGGGCTGGTTCGGGGTTGATCCCGAGGGCAACGTATATTATTCATTTGATGGGTGAAGGCGAGAAGTTTTTTGACGTAGATACGAAGAATTTAGACAACATAAACTTCCCTGCAAGGTATTTGGTAGATTCGAGGTTTATAGTCAAAAAAGACGGTTCTCACCACACCCCGCAACCGTCAACCACGATGATAGCGACTAGAGGATGTCCCTATAGTTGTGCCTTTTGTGACAGAGAGACACATGGCAGGAAGTTAAGGAAACGGTCTTTTGAGAATATAGTGCGAGAAATCAAACAGTTAAAGCTAATGTACGGGATTAAATGGATACGGTTCGTAGACGATTGTATTACGGTGGACAAGAAGTGGTTCATCAATTTGTGCCTAGAACTCAAGGATTTAGACATTAAATGGACTGTGTTGAGTCGTTCAGACTGTGTAGATTTGAAGCTATTAAAGCTAATGTATAGGTGTGGATGTAGGGAGATATTCTTCGGATTCGAGTCTGGTAGCCAGAAAATACTCAATTTGATGCGAAAACACAACACGGTTCAGCAAAATATAGAGGTTATAAAACTATGCCGTGAGGCAAAAATTATCTCCTGTGCGTACATGATGTTCGGATTCCCAGGAGAAGACGCTGAAACGGTACGTGAGACCGTGAGTTTCTTGCAGAAAGCGAAGCCAGACAAGAGCAGGCTGACGACTTTCATCCCGATTCCTGGAAGTGATGTTTGGAACTATCCTGAGAAGTACGGGATTAAGATAAGAGAGAACTACGATGATTACTGGTGTTTTGACAAACACGATTTTGCATGTATTTATAGAGACGTTTCGACATCAAAGATGCGAGAATTAAGAGATAAACTGATGCAATTCTATGTAGATGCTGGTTATAAAAAGAACTGGCAAAAGGCGGCAGTATGATTAACCCAATTATAGCGAGTTTAAAGCGAGAATGTGAAGTTTTAAGGAAGGGAGGGATCCCTAAACCGAGGATGGCGATACTCACTCCGACCTACAAGTGTAACCAGAACTGTTACTATTGTTTCTTCAAGAAGAAGAATAACGGAGATATGATAGATACAGACAAGTTCTGCACGTTCATCAAACAGATTGCGGACTTTGGGATTGAGAGTATAGAATACTGCGGAGGCGGCGAGTCACTACTTCTGCCGAATATTGAGCAGGTATTTAAGTACGCACACTCGCTTGGGTTAAGACAAGGGTTACTGACTAACGGTGTCTTATTTGACGGGGTTATAGCACAGACATTTTTGAAGTATGGCACGTATGTCCGGTTCTCTATAGACACTATAGACAAGATAAAGTACAAAAAGATCAGAGGTGCTGATGATTGCGATAGAGTCAAGATGAACATTGAGAAAGCTATTGCGATCAAACAGAGACACGACCATATGTGCCAGATATCTCTGAAGGTCGGGTATGCAAAAGAACTAGAAATGGAGGACATACAAGGTGTATTTGATTTTGCTTTCAATAAACGTATTTACAGCATTCAACTGAAGAACGTATGGGATGAAAATGGAAATTATTATAACAATGATTTACAGAAGCAGGACATCTATAAGATCATAAAGACGCATGGTACGAGGTTCAACAAGAAGATCGGTGCGAAGAAGAAGATGCGAGAACGGTGTTGGATAAGTCCTATACAAGTAACCATAGACGCATACGGAGACGTATACTTATGTTGCTACTTTCAAGGTAGGGAAGACTCGCACAAGATAGGTAATCTGCACAAAAGTAATCTACAAGAGTTGTGGGGTTCAGAAACACATCTGAAAGCGTTGAGAAGTACGAGGATTAATGATTGCCAGAAACATGACTGTAGGATGATTAGATATATGGATCAGTGGAGACAGCAGGAAAAGTCTAACGACATTTATTTCGTCTAGGAGAATTATGCGTATAGCTTTTATAGTTCCTTTTACCAATACTTATAATTTATCTCATACTGGTGTATGGGGGGATTGTATACTTGTAGAAGCGATAGCAAAATCGTTGAACAAGAAAGGTATTCAGTCAGGAGTCCACAGCGTACCTGATTTTAAGACAGAGAAACCGTATGATATAGCTATCCACACAAACGATTTGGTACATACGATGGAATTTTCGAATATAGCGAAGAAACATTATTTGTGGATACAGGGGATAAAAGCAGGTATTGTCACTGATGGTCTGGCAGATTTGTTAGACCCCGAACAGATATATGAGGGTGCAAAACACAGGTACGAGAAAGTCTTCACGTTATCCAAGACTTTGGCAGAGAGGAAGAATATCCCGTTTGTACCTTGCGGTGTAGACATGGAATCGTACCATCCTATAGAACGAGAGAAAAGGTACGAGATAACGTTTCTTGGCAACTTGATTAAACCACAGAGATTGAACGAACAGTACATGCGACCTATGGGAAGATTTGATTATTATTTAGCAGGCGGTGTGTTTGGGAAAGTCAGTCATGAACGAGGAATAGAGATTGTTGCTCAGTCAGAGATTAATTTACATTTCGGGTATCCGCACACGTTACCTTGGAACATGGTAATTGGTCGACCTTTACAGAACTCAGCATGTCGAGGATTTACAATGATGGATGAAGTACCGTACATGATGGAAGTTTACAAAGACGCTATGGCATTTACTAAAGGAGGCGAGGATGAAATAGAGAAGATACATTATTATCTATCTCACCAGAAAGAACGAGAAGATATGGCACACAGGGCGTATGAGATAACAAAACAGAGATTTGACAGTAACATCGTGGCAGAGAAAATCTTGGAGGTATTATGAACGAAAAAAGGTATTTGATTCTAGCAGGTGGTTTATGGGGAGTAAGCAAACAGTTGTTCAATGGCAGACAGATAGACCCTGAAGCAGGTCAGGAGAAGATGTGTGATTATGTTATAGCAATCAAAGGTCTACCTGACAACATGTTTCAGCCTGAAGAACTTAACAGACACAGAGTATGGAAATGCGAGCATTGTAACAGACCTATTTCAGAAAGCGAGATGGAAGGGAAATGGGGATGTTTTGCACATAAGAAAAGTTTCACAGAGATTGTCAGAGACAAGTGGCGTGTTGACGTATTTGAAAAATACAGTATCCCAAGAAAGAAATGGATGAATCCGTGTTACAGAGTATGGTTGAACAACGAGCAGGGGATGGAAAAGTTCCGTGAGATATGGAGGTATGTAGACAGGAACTTTCCTTCAAACAAGACGATGCCGATGCCGAAGGTTGTGGGTAACAAGATACAGTGGTTGGTAGAAGAATCAGAAGTCCCGTTCATAGACTTATCAGAACAGGAAGTACCTGATAAAGTAGAACCCGCACCTGAAGTTAGGGTTGAGAAGAAAGAGGTTAAATCATATATCTGTGAGATATGTGATAAAGAATGGGATAACAAGAATTCGTTGAGAATCCACAAGATGCACTGTTTGAAGAGAAAGAAAGTAAAAGTGGAGGTATAAGGAGGTACAATGCAATTCTCTACTGCGAGAGCTGAAGTAGCGGCTCAGTTGAGCTTAGACCAGACGCAGAGTGATACAACGACATTAATCAACAGGTGGCTAAATTTATCGCAGTTAGATATAGCAAGTGCATGGAATTGGACATGGTTAAAGGACAGAGATGTTATCACTACAGAACTTGATCTCACCACAGGAACGGTTGACGCTACAGCTGCGTCTGCAACAATTACGTTTAGTTCAGCTCCGGCGGCGAGCCAGACAGATAGGTTTATCCAGTTCAGCTCGGCAGATGATTGGTACAAGATCACAGCTCATACTGCGGGAGTTGCGACTGCTACGATCAGCCCTGTGTACGCACAGACAAGCAACCTTACCGCAGGCACGTTCACAGTCCGCACGTTCTTCTACTCGTTAGCTACGACTACGGAGTACGTGTATACAGCAAGAACGTCTCAGAACCCTGCATACTTACCAGTAATCTCAGCAAGTCTTGTAGACCAATACGCACCGTTCTGGACAGATACAGGTAGCCCAAAGAAGATAATTCTCTGGGGTAAAGATTCAAGCGGGAACGTACAATTCTCACCATTCCCTTGGCCGGATGAGATACTGCTTATAGAGTTCAGAGTCTACAAGAAACCTTCTGATTTATCTGCTGATTCAGACACCCCGTTGTTTCCAACAAGATTTGATTCTATGTGGATAGACGGTGCGTTAGCCTATGGATACAGATACTTGAACGATGACAGAGCTGATAAAACACGTAGAGACTTTTTGTTGAAAGTTGATAATTTGAAAGACAGAGATAACCCAGGGTTAACAAGCAACAGAATACTAAAGTCTATAGATGAAGGAAGTCATCAAGGACATCCGTTCATACCATTTCCTTCAAACTTTGGGGAGGTGTGGCGTAGATGACATCCCAAAACAAGTTCATACATTTATCAGATTTCACAGGTGGTCTTGTTACGAAGATGCCGCCTGTAGATTTGGAGTTGAACCAGTCACCTGATCTTGATAACGTAGTACCTTTAGATCACGGCTTCAAGAAACGGTTTGGAGATTCAGAGTTCAACGCTACAGCCATGAACTCAGCAGCGAATGTGCAGGGGTTAGCGTACTACAAAGAGGATGGTGGCAACGAATTTCTTGTAGCTATAGCAGGAGACAAAATTTTTCGTAGTGACGATCTCGATGGTACAATGGATGAACTAAGCCTTGCAGGGGGCAGTGCTGCACCCGCAGCCGGTCAGAACAATATTTGGACACCTATGATACTAAACAATCTTTTAGTGTGGGTAGGTGGCCCATCTACCAGCCCGAATCCTCCAAAAAGTTGGGATGGCTCAACTAACACCAATGATTACCAGAATCTTGCAGGATCGCCTCCTTCGGGGCATTTCGGGTTCGTCACTAGAGACAGAGGGTTTATTGGTAGAACAGCGGCTGACCCGTCACAGATAAAATGGTCAGTGCTTTCAGACATAGAAGATTGGACAGGTACAGGGTCGGGTAGTCAGGTTATTTATACCTCTGATGGTGATCATCTGGTAGGTGGAATACCGATAAACAACGATCTGGTATTGTTGTTCAAACAGTATTCTATCCATTATCTGATGACCCAATCAGCCCCGTTCCCTACAAAACCGTTCCTTCAAGGTATGGGATGTGTAGGAAAACATGCTATGGTCAACGTGAAAGGGTTAGTTTTTTTCATCTCAATGGATAAGAGGATGAGAGCGACGGATGGTTATTCAATCCAATCGTTCCCTGATAATATAGATGATATTTGGGATGATATACCTGACAACCGCAGAGAGTATATTCAGGGAACCTATATCCCTGGCGAAGAGTTGATTGTCTGGAACGTAACTAAGGGAGCAGCACAGACAAAGAACAATTATGCGATAGTCTGGGATTTGAAACATAAGTCATGGTGGCGGTATACCACAGGCTATGACGTTAACGTAGGAGTTATAGCACAAGGACTCACTTTCTACACAGGTCAGTACGCAGGCAAGATATACAAGAAGATGGATTCTTCAACCAACAACGATGCGTCAGAAGGTGGTGTTGCTATTCATGGGAAGTATACAACCCCACAGATGAGTTTCGGAAACATGATGACATCAAAACAAGTACCTATTATGACTGTAGCGTTCAAGACACAGACAGACGCAACGATTTCAGCAAGTTACGGGTATGACTATACATTAACACGTACAGAGACGTTATCAACCTCAGAACCAGGCAGTTTGTGGGATGGTACAGATACTTGGGATGAAAGTTTCGTATGGGGAGGACAGAACAATCTGAACAGGACACGGTTCTTGAGAGGCAGAGGCAACGTATTTCAGATGGAATTTTCTAATAGAACAGCAGGTGAATCTATGACAGTTAATTCAGTAGACTTATCTGTTATTGTAAGCGGAGCTTTAAAAGAGCTTTCAGCAAAATAGGGGGAGACATGACTTTAGGATTATCGAAATCGTACACACCAGCAGCAGGCGAGATAGCGAACTCAACATCGTACAACACAGATATCACATCTTTGTTCAACACGTTCATTAATATGGAGGCAGACCCACCTACTGCGAGTATAGGTAATCTTTCGGTAGATGCTTTAGGTAAACTGTATCTTGATGGTGGGAACAACACGTATATTCAAGAATCTGCTGCGGACAAGATATCTTTTGTAGCAGGAGGCACTGAATCGTTTAGGATAGTCAACGATGATATAGGGATAGCTGCTACGGGCAGACTATATCTTGACGGTGTAGCAATCTCAGGTAACACTTATATTACAGAATCGGCTGCCGATAAAATGACGTTTGTTACAGGTGGCACAGAAGTATTACGAATACAGGATGACGATATAGCCATCCCTGCGACAGGCCAGATATTTTTGGATGGGGTAGACCAGGCAGGGAACACGTTTATCACAGAGGCTTCTGCTGACCAGATAGGGTTTATTACCGGTGGGTCTACAAGGTTTACAATAGACGCTTCGTATGCGTATGCTGCACAAGGAATTAGGATAGGAACAAGCGATACTGACCATGTGATAGACGATGCTACGCAGGGTGCGAGTACAGCGACGTTGTATATTGGAACTAATACGATTGACGTAACAGCACCATCATCTAAGAAAGCAAAGAAAGATATTGTAAACACGAAGTATGGGACAGCAGATATAGCTCAGCTTGAGATAAAAGATTTCAAGTACGACCAAGCTATTATAGCAGATGGCGATGTTGAACATACAGGACTGATAGCTGATGATGTTGCTCTTGTATATCCAGAAGCTATCATAGACAGAACAGACGGGCTCAAGGCTGTGCAGTACAGCAAACTTGTTCCGTTGCTTATAAAGACAGTACAGGAGTTAAATACAAGAATAACAGCATTAGGAGGCTAACATGAAAGAGAAGATCGAAGAAGCAATTAAAGAGTACAAAAAGATTGCGGACAATGCTATGAACACAGAAGAGAAATCAATCAGAGCAAGATTAGCAGCTAACGGTGCTGTAGTAGCATTACAGAAATTATTGGTGAAGGAGGAATAGTATGGGTGTTATTGAAGATCGGATTTTTGAAACAGAGTTCGGAGTAACTAGAGCTGAAGCAGAAGCATTAGAACGAGAATTCAATTCAGTTGATTCTCAGACACAGTCACGAATCAAGAAGAGAATCAGTGATAGAGGGTTAAATCCAAACGCTGAAGGTGCGTTACTTAAAGAGCTTATTACTCTGAAGGGTGAGTTCGGAGATACTTCTTTTGGAGATATATTCACAACCATAGATGAGCAAGACGTTGCTGATGGAGGCGGGGTAGATGATGCTGATGTGCTTGGAGAAACAGAAGGATTGACTACTGAAGAAATAGAAGATGTTATTGAAAGAGAACGGGTCTTAGGTGAGCAGTTTATTACAGGTGAAGAAGAACGAAGAAAACAAAGACGATCAGACTTGTCTGGTCTTTTAACAACATCAAGAGAGCAAGCATTTTCAGAGAACGCACCTGAAATACTTGAGTCATTAAGTTCTCGTGGACTCTTGCGTTCTTCAGCAGTAGGCGAGGAGTTAGCCGGAGAACAAAGCAGGCTTCAACAGATTTCGGAGAATTTTTTAAGCACACAGGCGTTATCTGATGTTGATGCTATAAGCGGATTCAAACAAGGTGCGTTAGGCAGAGAAATAGATTTAAGACGCAAGGGTAAAGAGAGAGAATTTAGCCTTGAAGATTTTGGCAGAGAGGCTTCGTTGGCTAGAGAGTTAGCACAGCTAGGAGTTTCTTCATCCAGAGAACAAAGCAAAGCTGATCTAACAGGCAGCATATTTGATTTACTTGGACAGCTTGGTGGTGGGTTCCTTGCTGGAAGAAAATAGGAGGATACGATGGTAGATTTCAGGTCTCGTGTGAGATTTCCAATAGAGGCATTTGTGAAGGCATCTCAGAAGCCCAACAAGTTTGACCGATTAAGATTAGCGGTTGAGGGTGCTGAGAGTGGGTTGACTAAAGGGCTTGCGTTGTCTGAGACTATACGAGGGATAAAAGAGAAACGGGCAAACGCAGCAGCTATTCAGGACTTTATAACTCCAAGTCAACTTCAGCAATTACCAGAAGGTGTCTCAGGCCCGCAGAACAAGATAAGTAAAGCAGATATTTTTGATAGAGAACTAGGGTTGCCACAAGGAACATCTGCCGGCATTGTTAGAGAAGAAGGGGTTAGTGGATTAAAACCATTAATCCAGCAAAGAGTGAAAGCACAAAAAGCTGCAGAAACATCATCTTTGCCTCCGGCAATATTTGATGCTGCAACACAGAAGTTTACAATAAATGGTGTTGAAGTTGATGAGTTGCCAAAAGGAACTGTTGTTAAATCTATTGATTCATCGAAAGGATTACCTGCTGAATCAGCGGGTAAAGCAGCGGCTCTTGAACAAGCATTAGGTGATCTTGGCGATCTTAGAGATTTATTATTTGATCGTGATGAAAAAGGCAACATTACTAATTTCAAAGACCTTGTTGCGTTAGGATCGCTTGCTCCTGGCGGTGGCGTTGGTGAAACAAGTAGGCTCGTTTCTTCAAGAATAAACAATGCGTTAGAAGCAAAACTAAGAATAGAAACAGGTGCGACTGCGACTGAACCAGAATTAAAAAGATTGTTTGGGAGATTTGCACCTAAACCTCTTTTGGATAATGAAAAGACAGCATTAGATAAAATAGCAAGATTGGAAGAATTTATGCGAAGTGCGATAATTAAAATTGATCCATCGGGAAAATATACATTTACAACAAAACCAGATGCTTCTCCTGCTGCTAAACGGATGGCAAAACAAATGACAAATCAGAAAGTAAAGGCCATTAAAGGCAAAATAATGATAGATGCACAAGGAAATAAAGCGATGGTGTTTCCCGATGGCACGTTCAAGGAGGTAAAATAATGGCTTTCGATATAAAGACTGCAAAACCTGTCGGTTTTGATATAGCAACAGCGAAGCCATTCGAAGGATTAACAGGAGACCCTGATGTTCCAATAGCAAGAGGGGGTGCTGGCGGAGGGTTTGGCAGGGTTGAAACATTAGGACAATTCGGGACAAGAGCTGTACAGAATGTAGGTGAAGAAGTACAAGGAATTGCTACTGTTATAGCTCATCCTATACAGACAGCAAAGAGTTTAAAAGACCTTGCTATAGGAATAGCTGCTCCTTTGATACCAGGAGATCAGCCACAAGAAGAAATCCTTGTTGCTATAGAAGATCAGTTAAGAGAAAATTTCGGCACTATAGATAAAGCAAAGCAGACATTCCTGAGAAACCCCGTAAGTGTGGCACTGGCTGTATCAGCGGCATTTACTGGGTTAGGGGGAATTTTTTCGTTGGGGAGTAAGGCGGCTAAAATTGCAGGGTTAACACGAACAGCAAAAGCAGCCGCTACTACAGGCAAAGTTGTTTCGCGAGTAGGTGCGGAAATAAGTCCTATTACACAGGCAACAAGACTTGCTGGGAGTGTGATAAAGGGGGCTGGCAAAGTTGGGACTCCTTTTGCTGGTAGTGTTGATAATTCAATAAGAGCTGCGGAGACACGGCTGGGTGTTGAGCTGCCGGCATCGGCGGTAAGTAAATCACCTGCGGTACAGGTAGCTGAGAGCGCGTTTGCCAAGAGTTTTTTTGGACAAGGTATTTTTAATAGGATAAATAAAGTTGGGGATGATCTGGTAAAAATAGCAGATAATGTAGTAGGTGGGGCTGCAAAGACATCTGATTTGTCTGTTGCTGGAAGAATGATTGCACAGGGCAAAAAAAGTTTTCAGTCTAAGTGGATGAATTTAAAAAACACGTTGTATTCAAAAGCTAAATTTCCGAAAGATTTAAAAGTTACACCGAAGAAATCATTGGATTTCGCAAAAGAAATATTGGAGGGAGAAATAAAAGCGTCGAAGTTTGCAGGTAAAACTAAAGGATTAAAATTTTGGGAAGATAAGGTTAAGCGATTAGCACAAGAAGGAAATATTGATGAGTTAAAAAGTTTCCTACAAAAATTAAACAGAGATATATCTTCTAAGGCTGATCCAGTTGTGACAGGATTTCAAGGAGAACTGAGAAAATTAGCGGTAATTATATCTGAGGATATTGATGATGTTTTAAAAATTCAACATCCTGGGTTGGCAAGGAACATTGATAGAGCTAATAAAGTATATAAAATAGGCATAGAAAAACTTAATTCTCAATGGGGTAAACAAATAAAGAAGTTTGCAGACGCAAAACAATATGACAAAATTATTCCTGCTCTTATAAATCCAAATACATCTCTTGATGATATACCAAGAATTATGCAAGTCGTTGGCGAACAAAATAGACCTATTATACAAGCGACAACTTTAAGAGGCTTATTTAAAAAATCAATTGATCCTGTAACTAATGTATTTAAACCAACATCTTTGGCACAAGAGATGAAAAAATTTAGTCATCCAAAACTACAGGCAATACTATCACCTGAGCAATATCAAAAACTTAATGATTTGGCTAAAGTTACTGGTGCGTTATCAAAGACACAAAGAGTTATAGGTGGTTCCCAGACATTCTTTTTAGTAAAACAATTTGGACAACTTGGATTGTTGTTTACAAATCCAATGCAAGCTTTAGGTATCATGCTTGGTGATATTATTATGACAAAGTTTCTTGGATCAAAAGCAGGACAAAAATTTCTTACAGAGGGTTTTGATTTTGGAGTGAGAGCGGGAAGAGCTATACAAAAAGCAGCACCAGCAACAGGTGCAACGGGTGCTGTTACTAGACAATTAGGCAGATCAGGAGAACTGGAGAGATAAATGGCAAACACAACATATAACACTGTAACAGTAGCAGCATCAGCCACCGCAGTAGTAGGAGGCAGTTCAGCCCGCAAGGGTATGCTGATAGTAAACTTGAGCGAGACTGTGACTGTGTACGTAGGCCCTGATACGAGTATAACTACAGCTAACGCCTTGCCTATTCTACCCTTGGCAACCATGTCATTATCAGGCTATGCTGAGGCATGGAAGGGGCCTGTGTACGCTATTGTGAGCAGTGGGACTTTAGACCTTCGTTTCTGGGAGTGGGGCCAATGACAGTAGAAATCAAACGACCAGGATTCACTAAAGCACAATTAAACGCTTTATATCTGTTATTAGATACAAGCAACGATCCTCTTACAGGAGAGCTAGTAATTACCCCGTCTTCTGGCAGCACCGCACTGAGGGCAGACAAGAATATAGTGCTTAAAAGCGGGTTTAAGCTCATAATGGATGGTGCTTAATGCCTATCGTGAGTGTGGTAATTCCTGCGAACAACGAGAAGTACCTTCAGCAGACTATTAGCTCGATATTAGGCTCGTGTGCCCGTGAGATAGAGATTATAGCGGTACTGGATGGCTACTGGCCTGACCCTCCGATACAGGATGATAAGCGGGTTACGTTGATCCATCACTCAGAGTCTAGGGGACAGAGACAGGCAATCAATGAGGCTGCGAAGATAGCGAGGGGTAAGTATATTCTAAAGACTGACGCTCATTCTATGTTTGACCAAGGATTTGATGTGAAGTTAGCAGAGGATTGCGAGTATGACTGGACAGTGATCCCGACTATGATAAACTTGGATGCAGAGAAATGGCAACCCAAGTGGGGAAAGAAGACAGATTTCATGTGGATTAGGTCTCCTGAAGCCAAGGATAAACCATTCAGACACTGTTACTGGGATGGTAGATGTGCGAAGGAGTACCCAGAATTGTATAGACTACATAAGAAGATGGACTACCGTAAAGGTGACATCTGTGACGTAATGACAGGGCAGGGAGCTTGTTTTTTCATGCACTTGGATAGGTTCTGGGAATTGGGTGGAATGGATGAAAAACATGGTAGCTGGGGAGCTATGGGAGTAGAGGTAGCCTTGAAAGCATGGTTAAGTGGTGGCTCACATAAAGTAAATAAGAAGACATGGTTCTCTCACTGGTTCAGAGGTGGTGGTGGGCCAGGATTCCCTTACAAGATAAGCGGTAGTGACCAGCATAAGGCAAGAAAGTATTCAATAGATTTCTGGATGAACAACAGATGGGCGTTACAAACCAGACCTATCAAATGGCTTGTGGATAAGTTCGCACCATTACCGACTTGGGGTGACACATGCTCTCAATCATAATCCCTTCATACAAAGAACCTTATTTAGACAAGACCATAGATTCGTTCTTCGATAACGCTGTAGGCGAGATTGAGGTCATCGTAGTGCATGACGGGTATATCCCCAAAGACCCGATCAAGAACTCGCAACGTGTGAGACAAATATATATCAGCAAGAATGTAGGGATGAGGGAGACTATAAACACAGGAGTGAGTTATGCGGAAGGCAAGTATCTCATACGTGCTGACGCTCATATCAAGATGGGTGAAGGTTATGATAAAATACTTACGAGTACCATAAAAGATGATTGGATAGTGACCCCAAGAAGATACAAGCTAGACCCTGTGACATGGGATGTTATAGGTACTCCCATAGACTATGAGAAGCTGGTTATCTTGGGGAACAGGAACAAGTTTGCATCCCAGACATGGAGATTGAGAGACATAGAACGAGCTGATAAGATGATAGACGAGACTATGGCGATGCAAGGGAGCTTTTGGTGTATGACCCGCAAACATTGGGACAAGGTTATAGTGAAGCTAGACCCAAAGTACGGGACACATTATCAGGACTCAGTAGAGATGGTCTTCAAGACGTGGCAAGCAGGTGGGAAACTTATGTTGAACAAGAACACATGGTTTGCACATAAACACAGGAAGTTTAAACGGACACATAATCTAAAAGGTAAAGATTCAAACGCATCGTTTGCATACGCCCTCAAAGTATGGGGAGATTATTACAGAGGCACGGTACTGAAAAAATGGTTATAGACTACAACAGCCAAGAGTACGCAAAGACACAGATCAAAGGTGAGATCATACCTGTGAAGAGAGCTGAGTTACCCAAGAGACACAGGAAAGGTTCTCTC